ACTTTGTAGATATTTATGTAACTGACGTAGGTAGGTTTATTAGCATAGCAACAGATTTATTTATAGCTAACGTAAATAAAAATTCTGTGTATTCTGTTGCTCCGACTAAGATAATTGCGGATAGCCTAGAAGAAGCAGGTCTTAGATTTGTTAATCCGATTCCACTAGAGTTAAATTTATTTAATTTTGCTATAAAGATTGAAAAAGCTTTTATTGAACTTGGATACGCAGGAGAAGATTTTGTACCTTTTGTTTCTTTGTTAATAAATAATCCTAAAACAAAAGTTACTCAAGCTCCACCTGATAGCATTATTACTCTGGATGTAAAAGGAATTTCTACTAAGGACGAGAGAGGCGTAGAAAGAATATACGGAACTATTTCTCCTCAAGAATATTATTCTGGAGTTGCTCTTAAAGAACAAGGTTCTTCCATCAAAGAGTCTATATTACAAGGATACGTGGGCTATCCCCTGTTCTCTCTATTAGGTGAAAGTTTACTAAACCCAGATAGTTACAACAACCTACAATTAGATTTTGCCGATTCTTCGATATTCGGGTCGAATCTATCTGACGGAGAAGAAGCTATTTATAACGTTAATCTTGCTACAATTAATCTTGGTAACAATTAATGGCTGACATATACGTACCAATCTTACCTCTTCAATTAGACCCAAGAAATACTCCTGCTCTTGTAAGAGATATGCAGACCAAGATTTTTCTTGCGTCTCAAGGACAACTAAATGACTTCAGTCCAGCATCTCCTTTATCAGCATTGGTAGAAGGTCAGGCATATGCGCAGAGCGAGTTACTGTATTATTTAAACGCGTTACCTGAGGCCTATACGCTTCAATGGCTTAGACAATTAGGCATTCAAAGATCCATCGGAGCAAAAGCCGCTGCAGAAGTTACATTTACAAAAACTTCTGGGTTTACTAGAACTGTGATTATACCTGCAGGTACGATTGTCTCCACAGCAAATAGACTTAATTTCGTATTAAAAAACGAAGTAAAAATCGGAGATTCTCTTAACTCAGCGAATGGAATTGTTTCTGCGGAAAAATGGGGCACGGCATATAATGTCCCCGCTCTTTCAATAGAAAAAATAAATGTAAACATACTGGGGCTTAATTCTGTAACTAATAATGCCGCTGCTCAAGGAGGAAAAGATTTAGAGTCCATAGAAACTATGAAATCGAAAGCTTTCTCTTTATTGAGAAGGAGAGGATTGATTTCTGCGGAAGATTACGAAAATGAGCTAAGAATCCTTGCACCAGATGCTTCGATAATTAAAGTACTGACGTACGAAGAGATGCTTAATATCAACTCAGAAAGTACTTCGGGAATCGTTGTGGTATGTGTGGGAGATCAAGACGGAAAGGAGCTTCAGCAAAGTATTAGGCAAGATATTGTAAAAGCATTTAATAAAAAAGTTCCCTTAGGCACAAGCGTTTCGCTGATGTCTCCTACTATAACACCGATAGAGACATCTGTTTCTATTGAATACGACGACTCAGAATATAGTGGAGGGCTGGGATTTTATGCTTCTCAAATTAACACCCTTTTAACAGACAGATTAAATCCTCAGACAATAGACCTAGGCGGAGGAATAGATTATCAAGAAGTATTTAATGAGATATACGAACTAGATGTGGTAAATAAAATAAAGTCTCTGTCAATAAAACTTTTGCAAATAGTCGAGGGAAATGATGTCCAAACGCCTGCTGATTGTAACTTTCCTTTTCTATCTGAGGAGATCGATGGGATTTGCGTAGATACACCAGAAGCAGTTTTAGATTCTATAGACGCTTCGTTTGTAAACACAAACCCAATTAGAAGCTTTAGAGTATATAAAAACATAATAAGTTTAATTTCTTCTTCAACTCAATCTCCAATAACATTTACTTTTATTAACGAAGACTACGCAGAAGTATTAGGAGCTTGATATGGAGTCCTTATCTATTTGGGATCAGAAAAATAGAAAATTTATAAGAAATGGCTATAGGCCAGGAAGAGTTACTTTAGAGTTTTCTAAAACAAAAAAGTTAAAAATTGTTGAGCATACTCTCGCGGAGATTAACTTTGGATCTAAAGCGGAGTTAAATAATGAAAGAAATCAAACTATATCAAGAGACATATTAAAAAAAGTAGGAGACTCTTTTAACTACGAAAACGTAGGAGGTGTATATACTCCTGATGGAAATTTTCTTGAAGAAATAGCACCTAATGAGTTTAACGTTTTAGCGCACGGACAACTCAATGAAGGTACAGAAAATTGCTCTATAGAAGGGCTTAAATGCTCTGACGGAACGGATACTGAATGTAAGCCTGGAAAATGTATAATAGGAAGGATACTAAAAAATTCTTCTTTTAGATGGAAATATATTTCTGCTAATACTTATGACAACGGTATACCAGTAGAGTATTTTGTAGGTGGGACAGATTTTGTAGAGTTAAGAACAATAGTAAGAGGGACGCACCGCAATCTTAACGGAACTGTGCTTAATGTAGACAAGCCTGCAAGTAAAGCTTCTACTATTTTCCTTCCTCCTAAAAACTATCTAGAAAGTGCGTTTTCTTCTACTTTTACTAAGTTTTTTAACTTAACTTTAGATCTTGATGGTAGCGATACTCTTTCTGGAATTGCGACCACCGAAGAAGAGTTTATCTCTAGGGTGATTAAATTAGCCTATAGAAACGTCGGAGATTTAGAACTAGGACCTACTTATACCTCTCTTGCAAACTTGCCTCTTTCTGAACAAGTGCATAAGGCAATTGATGACATTGTATTTAAATTAGATAAAGTTTGGAAAGATAGAATATCTGAAATAGTTTCTCCGAGATGGGAAAACAGACTTACTACATATGAAACAAATAGGGAGTTTATTAGTTATGTCTTTAGAGAGCTAAGCGTATTGTTCTTTAAGTGTATCCAAGTAGTTCGATCAGGTTTTAAGCAGTCTAGAATACTCTCGACATCGGATGAGAACACAAGGCCAATTTATTTTAGGCTACCTTCTGCTTCTTTAGGTTACAGAACAGATGAAGACCAGGATATTTTAGTTGTTCTTAAAGCCGAAGAAAGATTTAATTTGCCTATTTCTTCTCTAGATATAGGCACAATAGTCGTATTGAGTGATAGATCCGCGGCTTATCAATTCTTGCCCAGAGCTATCTCTAATGACGAAGAAAGAAAAAATTTAGGCTTATCTCCGATAATTTCAGATAGAACAAAAGAAGAACTCTATTCTCCTAAAGACGCAAGATCTTGGATCAGGTTGCAAGAAGATAGAATACCTAGAGCCCCTGTTGCGAAATGGATACTTGCTGGAGCAGATGAATTTTTAAGAGAAAAGAAGTCTGATATTGAATCTTTTTACTACACCTACCTAGATCCAGTTGAGTGCAGTCCTAAAAACTTAGATTGGTTGGCTCAGCATGTTGGCCTATCTGGTGAGTTCTGGAATGTTGACTGGAGACCAGATCATAAAAGAGCGCTAATAAGAAATGCTCTAGGATGGTTTGAAGAAGATCTTTCTGTCACTATAGGAACAAAAGAGTATAAAACAATAAAAGGAGAGGTTTTAGACCAAGCGCCATTTAACTCTTTGCCATGGAGAAGCACAAAGGAAGTATTAAACCAAGATGAAGTAGATATTTCGGACATAGACTTGTCTAAAATAAGTAATAGAAATTTCTCTATATATAAAGAAAATTGGAACGGACTGATTGAATCGAAGGGTAATATACTATCTCTAGTATTTTTATTTAGTCTATTTAATGTTAAAAATAGCGTAAATGAAGAGCTTGTTTTTATAGACAATCAGTATAGAGTTAAAAGCGGACTAAGAGCCCAAGAAGTTAATGCGCCTGTGCTCCTTCCGATCAAAAGACAATTTGCGCAAGTAGGTACAGAAACAGACTTTGAAATTAAAGCCTACTCAAATCAATTAGTAGCAGGCCAAACTGTTATTGCCGATAAAGAAAACGTAAATGACTTATTTTTTAGGCTTCCTTTTTATTACAACAGAGATGGTATAACTTGGGACCTTGTAACTAATATCGCAAAGTATTGGTCGAGCGTAAAACTAACTCCTAGAGTTCAATACGCCTATTTAGCCGCAGATACCTGGAGGGTAGGCGATGGTTTTTTTGAGTTGATAGCGTAATATGACAAGTTCATCTTTTATAAATGCTCTTATAGACGCTCAAAATAGTACCGGTAGAATCCAGCAAAAAATTGGCGGATTTGAAATTGAGTTTTTTATCCAACCAGCGACAATATTTGACGTAGAAGATCCTGATAATCTTTGTAGAGTTAGGGTGTTGTTCGATGAAAACGCCACAGATGCCAAGTCTGATTGGCTCCCAGTGCTTAATAATGGCAAAGGTAGAATTTCTTCGCAATATCTCGGATCTAAGTGTATCGTCGGGGCAGTTTCTGGTAACACTGATAATGCAATAATCCTAGGGTTATTTAACGACACCACCTCTAACCAATTAATTTCATCTGCTCCTGTAACTTTTCCAATTATCGACGTTTCTGATATTTCAAATATTAATGACCCAGGAGCAAAGTGTAATAGGGAAAATGAAGGGAAGGCTTACGTATTTTCAAATAACGTTTCCCAAGATTTAAAAATATGCGTTAGGAGGAATAATAGGCAAAATGACCCTGAGGCAGATGTATGGGAGTGGAAAGGGTTGACAAGAGGTTTGGTAATTGAAAAGTCTCAAGACCCAAAACAAGTAGTCGACTCTTCTGTAAAAATAGATACGAAGCCGTTGCCAAGATGCAATGAAAAACTAGAAGGAGAAATAATACAGTTTTCTGAAGATAGGGATTTTAGGCAGTTTCCGGTTATATGCAAAAAAGACGAGAATAAAGAATGGGCTTGGGTTCCTGTTTCTGCACCTCCTGTGTTTTTTAAGACAACTCTGCCAAAATGCTCTGAAAAAATTCACGGACAAACTGCAGTTATTGATGATGGAAATAACTCAGAAATGGGCATTTGTCTTAGACTAGATAAGAATATGACTTGGGTGAAGTATGGTACAAGGACTCCTATTACATTCTCTGATGTCGGTGAGCAAATGCTGAAAAAGACTTCGATGATAAAGAGCGCATTGCCTAATAACGCGCTAGGAATTACAGAAAATGTGCTCGAAGTTGCAGAAGAAGCGCTGACTAAGGAAAAAACATCTGAGATAATAAACTTAGCTTTTAGTAAAATCTTTGGAGGGTGATAAGTATGGACACTAATAAAGGATTGGATATTGCAAAAGAAATAGGCCTTGCTCTATCTGCCGGAGTTATACCCGAAGGAGAATCAGATGATTTCTTTTCAAAGCTTGGCGCAAGTACGCTCCAAGGAGTGTTAGGAGGACTAAGTTCTCAAGAAGGCGGAGTGTTAAAAGCAGGCATTGTAGGAGGAGGATTGGGAATACTTGATAGCGCAGTTGCATATGGTGCAGATAAAATTCCTGGGCCAGCAGGAGAAATTTTTAAAGGTGTGACGGATAGCATTGATTTTTCAAAAGCACCTGCTCTTATCTCAAATTTATTTGACACTGCAAATAACGGAGGGTTAAATGATTTTGTTAATAACACGCTGAGCAATATAGACTTTAACAACCTAAATGTAAATGAGTTAACAGATTTAATTAATGGCGGAAGTTTGGGTGACGTTGCCCAAGCATTTCAAAGCTTTAACA